TTAGCTGCGGTGGCGGATGCGTCTGCACAACAGCGAAGCAGCGTGACTTTATTGCCAGCCGCGGTGGCAACCGTAACGTCCCCACAGATCTCTAAATATCCTATCAACCTTTATACTTTCATAGTATGCTATAAGCATATTATGAGATGAATAACGATGGAATCGTTTGTAATTTATATTCCCTTACCGCTGAACGCAGCGTCAAGCGATGCGCCGACAAGTGGGCTTTCTATTGCTGTAAATGCGTTATCAATGGGTGTACCAGCCATTAACATACCCTCGTCAGGCGCACCGCCCTGGGGCATTAGAGAGCGGCTGAGTGTCTGAAGTGTTACCTGCTTTGTTTCCGCAAGTGCCTGAGCGGGCTTTACGTAGTTAAACGCCGACTTCTCAGTGACGGGCTCATTTGTCTCCTGCATATCTACGTAGTTCTCAAAGAACTCCTTGGAGTCTAATTCTACTGTATAGACACGTCCAATTAAGCCCTCGCCCATACACTTGCGGTAGTGAATGTGGGGAGAGAGGGCACCTTTAATTGGTACGCTGTATGGCTGTGGCTTACGGACCTTGAGTTTCGCAATACCTGAGGCGTCGCCGATCGCTACACCGGCATTACGGTAGCCAAGGTAGGCTTGCTGCCAGTCGTTCAAATCATGTAGGTCCTTGTTTTTGGGCTCCGCCGCCCAATAGAGCACTTTCGTACCGGGACCTACTAGAACTTCTTTCGTAATATCGGCATTCTCGGGGGTCTGAACCTTTAAGACTTCGCAGGGAATCACTGACTTGCCGAGGAAGGGTAGATAGCTATCACGGTTAAATCCGATGAAGAGGGCGGCAATACCAACGGCGGCGAAGATAGCATTGGCGAGGATTACGTTGCGACCGGTTACGTAGGTTACAAAGTCCTTACCCGAAAAGCTCTTGATACCCCAATTGAGTCCACCAACGACAAGGAGAACCATAGCAATTGCGTATAGTTTCGCCTTCCAATATTGGTTCATTCTCTGTTATTAAGGGGCTAAAATCAATTCATAAACTTGCGTATCTGCGGGAATATCCTTTGCGGAACAACGGAACTGGGTAAAGAGTGGCTTCTCCACTTGTACTTTTGGTACTGCGTTATGAACATCTGCTGCCAAAGCTCTGTATAGGTCAAAATCAGGATAGCGTTCATCGTCGCTGGGTGTACGAAGTACATTCTTACCATTATCATCGGTTAGCCACTCCCATAGGATATTGTAAATAGGGCTGACCGTTTCGGGATAGAGTTTTGAGCCTTCGCGTGACATAATCTTAACGGGCGTCGCATTGGCGGGTCGGTCCGGAAAGAGGGATTCTAGTAGTGAAACTGCTAGACGACATAAATCAAATGATGTATTCGGCTCTACTCGTTTACCGTCTGCTTCGTCGTAGAATGGATCGCAGTTGTACTGGGTGGCGGCGTCGTTACCAGGGAAGAAGGCATCAGAGATGAAAAATCCGACCTTAGGAACCGTGAACGAGGCACGACCAAAATCAATAATCTTCATCAGACGTCCGTAGGTGGGCACTTTCATATACCAAGTCTCTTTTCCTTTGACAACTCGGTAGTAAATATCGGTCACGCCCGTGCCGTTCCACATAATATTATTGGTATGTAAATCGTTATGGACAAATCCGAAATAGTGCTGGGCAACGACCAGTCCCGCAATCACCTGGAAGAGCCAGGCAGCCCAGCGTGTATCCTTTGTTTCTAGCATACTTGCGTCATCGGGGTCTTCATCTTCTAGCAAATTATCCATTGTACCATTCGCCTTTTCAAGCAAGGATACTTGTACAGGAAAATTGGAAAATTCTACGAGTTCTTCTGTTTCATTGCTATCATAGGAAGCGGAACCGGATTCGGAACTGGATTCAGAGCCTGAAATCCGCGCCAACCGTAATTTAGGGCTTGTTAGTTTTACAGGCGCCTCCTCGCTGGCGATAGGTTCCTCTTCACTCACTGTAATATCGTTTGTAATATTCATTACACCGGTATCAGCATCAACGGATACAAAATCATCCAATGTGAGTGCTTCACCAGGCTGTGTAAACAGGGTTTCTAACGATTTCTTTGTATCCAATGATTCTTCGCTGTCTTGATATTTGAAGATACCGAGTGTCTGATTTATCTTCCACCAAGGTTTACGACGTAAAGAATCGTACTCTTCGGAAATATTATAGACGTAGGTATCTACACGTGCGGAAAATGTGCCGTAGCAGAGACACCAATGGGGCGAAATACGACTTTCGGCAAACTTAGAGGCATAGAGCGCAAAGAGACAATCAACATACGCCTCGTTGAGTGGATTATTGATTTTCATAAGCATATTTTTCCATAGATTACTTGGTGCGGGGAGGGCACCGTCATTTGGTAGGACGTATTCACCTTCCATTGCGGCAAGCGGATCCACAAGATGAATACGTTTAATGAATATATCACGCTTTGTTCCATCCGTAAGGACTAAGGCACCATCAAAACTAGAATCGGTTTGGCGTTCAACGGTTGCCACCTGTTCTCCTGATATACCGAGCCAGCATGACTTAAACCCTGTAAGTGACTCTTCTAGCGATGGTTCTAGTTTCTCAAGTGCTGAGAAGTACGCTTGAGGTTTCTTAAATTCGGTTAATGCGTCGCAGATTGTTACAGGTAATTCAGAGGGAAAACCGGATAGCATCAAGGACGATGGTAGTTCAGTGACCGCGGGTTTCGCAACACGTACACCTCCTCGACTTGTATTGGTTGTTGCCGCACCACCACGTCCACGGGGAGCACCACGACCACGGGGAGCGCCACGACCACGGGGAGCACCACCACGATTCCGATTACCAGGCATTTCTAAACACCGTGCCGGGTCTAATTTAAGAGACTTTCCGCATATAAAATGAGGATATGCGGTAAAAGAAAAATGGAAGAAGTATGTATCAATACAGATGAGTGCTCCGGCAAGACCTGGTATGGGATTAACGGCAATGTTGCCGACGATGGGGGGAGACGGCGGCAGTGGGACCCCTCGTCCTACAATGAACCTTCGCCTCTCCAAATTCAATATGAATATGATTCCCGATGACGGAGTCGTCTTGTTTATTGGACGCCGAGGAACCGGTAAATCGTGGTTAATTAAGGACTTGATGTGGTATAAGCAGAAGTTCCCAATCGGTACAGTGTTCTCTGGTACTGAGGGTGCGAACGCGTTCTACGGTTCCATGGTTCCTAGTCTGTTCATTCACGACGAGGTCGTGCCGCAGACAGTCTCTAATGTTCTTAAGCGCCAGGAGCAGATTACGAAGCAGATTCGTAAGGAGACGGAAGTACGCGGTTCGTCACAGCTAGATCGCAAGGCGTTTATTATTATGGACGATTGCTTGTACGATAATAAGTGGGTGAACGATAAATGGATTCGTTCGCTATTTATGAACGGTCGTCATTATGGTCTACTCTATATTTTAGCCATTCAGTACGTTATGGGTATTCCGCCGGTTCTACGAGGACAAGTGGATTACGTATTTATTTTACGAGAAAATCAGGTGAGCGCCCGCCGTCGTATTTATGAGCAGTTCGCCGGTATCTTTCCTACGTTTGAACTGTTCTGTCAGATTATGGACCAGTGTACCGAGGACTATGAGTGTTTAGTGATTCATAACGGTGCGCATACCAATAAGATTGAGGATTGTGTATTCTGGTATAAGGCGCAACCGCATCCGGATTTTAAGATTGGGTCACGCGACCACTGGGTGCGGTCGGCGGAATACGAAAGACAGAAGGAGTTGGCGGAGCAGGCGGGCGATGCGGGCTTGCCTATGTTGACGACGGGAGGGGCGACAAAGGGACCGGTGCTTCAGGTGAATAAGTATTAGTCGCCACAGTTTCATTACGATTATCTCGTTCGTATTGTTGCCAGCGGCGAAAAAACTCTAGATCACGTCGGGTCCATCGGCGCCCTGTAGACCGAGGATTGAACGGATTTTTCCAGAGATAGCCGGTATGTTCGGCATCAGGGTGTAAGCGTGCCAATTCTCTTAGAGCATCATTAATCTCACGCCTGAGCATTTTACAAACCCAACTTAAAAAATGTTTAGACTCGCTCTAGCGAATATAGTCAACGCCACCATTCATATTAGTACTGAAAGCAGTTGTAGCACCAGTGCGACCGGTGCTACCGAAACCGCCCTCGCCGCGCATAGTTGCTCCACCAGGAATCTCGT